AAAATGGTGTTGAGGGTATAGCTGGTTTAATCGCCGGTTTATTCTTATGGGCATTTGGCTATAAAATTTGGGCAGGATTCTCATTTGGAGTATTTGCTACTCGTAACTGGGATATCTTAAAAGCATGGGTTAAGTCTTTAATTAAAAAATAATATCAAAAAAATGAGTAAATGTAATTGTATAATATGTGGGTGCAGTACATCATGTAGCTGCCCTTACTGTGCTTGTTAAATTAAAAAATAATATGAAAAAAATTATTGATTGGTTAACAGGTCTTTTAAAAGATGAGAAAGGTACTCCTTCATCTAAAAGATTTGTAGGTATTGTATGTGCCTTAACTTTATGTATAACAATGTATGCTAACTCATTTACAGAAGAACATTTTGCACCATCAGATAATTTAGTTAACGCGGTTGCTATGTTAGCTTTTGGTTGTTTAGGATTAGCCTCAGTTGATAAAATTTGGGCTAAAAAAGGAACAGATAAAACAGAAGAATAATTATGTTGTTAAAGGTTGGTTCAAAAGGAGATGATGTTAAAAAACTCCAAGAAAAATTAGGGATTAACCCTCCTACTGGTAATTTTGGTCCTATTACAGAACAAAAAGTAAAAGAATGGCAAAAGGCAAATGGATTATTAGATGATGGTATTGTTGGAGATGGAACTTGGGGGAAAATGTTTCCTACTGCTTCATTAGTACTTCCTACTTCTAATTTTAAATTAGATAAATTAAGAGGTGCTATCCCTGATTCAGTAATAGTTCAAATTCCTGATACTGCTGCTAAATTTAATATTATTAATGTTTTAAGATTAACCCATTTTTTAGCTCAATGTGCTCACGAATCAGGTAATTGGAGAGCAGTAAGTGAAAATTTAGGGTATTCAGCAGCTCAATTGCCTAAAATGTGGCCTTCATATTTTAATGCTTCTAATGCTGCTCAATATGCTTATAAACCTGAAATGATTGCTAATCGTGCTTATGGAGGTAGAATGGGTAATGGTCCTGAATCATCTGGTGATGGGTGGAAATTTAGAGGTAGAGGATATATTCAATTAACGGGTAAGCAAAATTATACTTTATTTGATAAATTTGTTGATGACGATATTTTATCTTTTCCTGAATTAGTAGCACAAAAATATCCTTTAATGTCGGCTGCTTTCTTCTTTAACGTAAATAATCTTTGGACTATTTGTGATAGAGGAGCTGGTGATGATGTTGTTACCTCTGTAACTAAAAGAGTAAATGGTGGTACACATGGTCTGGAAGATCGTTTATCTAAATTTAAAAAATATTACGCGTTATTAGCATAACTTGTTAATTTCGACACGATCCGCGAATATTCCGAAGTCGTTTAATATAGGCGCTATATAAAAGTATATGGTGCCTATATGTATTGATAGTGGACGTAAATAAAGTATTTGGATTATTTGAAGAACCTCACGAGAATAATAAAGAAATGTCTCGTGAGGAATATAATCAACTTGTAGATAACTACAAGAAACATCCTTTATACTGGGTTGGGATGTTTAAAAAACTTATTTACAATCATAACTTATTTAATAGTCAACTTTTAAAATTTTTTGAAAAATTAGATGAGGGATTAGATCAAGTTGATATAGATAGAGCTGGAGAATATGTAATATTTACTAGAGCTTGGGATTATATTAAAAAAGTTAATCCCGAGGATAAAAAACATCAAGAAGCCCTTTATCATTTTTCAGATATACATTTAAAAATTGCTTTAGAACTATCAATAAATTACTTTCAGGAACAAGAAGAATACGAAAAGTGTGCTCATTTAAAAAAGAACTTAGAGTTTGTAAAACTTCTCTTAACTTAAGCTTGGAGTAATTTACTTCTAATATTATATTCTAACCACAGGGTAAAAAAGAAAATATGAAAAACAGAGAAATAATAATGAGACGTTTAGAGAAAGTAGAGGGGAGTATTGAGAAACTACAATTGGCGTTGCGACGTGGTGAATGGATTGCCGTAGATGAATTACTTCAAGAAATGAGAGAAAATCTTGGGGATGCTAAAGCATTTGTTCAACAAGAACCATTAGGTCATAATGAAATTAATCCTTATTAATATATGAATTTAACAGCAGAACAAATTCAACAGAACTGGTTACGTTTAATAGGTTTTATTGAGGACCATATTTCTGAACCTCGTAAAACTAAATTAATGGAATTTTATGAGAAATATTCTGAGCGTCTAATGATGATGCCTGCTGCTCATAAAAAAGAATACCATAATGCTTTTCCTGGAGGTTATGTAGAACATGTTAATCGTGTTATTACTTGCGCTCTTCATCTTCATGAATTATGGGCACAAATGGGTGCTGATGTTTCTACTTATACTAAAGAAGAATTAGTATTTTCTGCTTTAAATCACGATTTAGGGAAAATGGGTGATGAAGAACAAGAATCATATATCCCTCAGACTGATAATTGGAGGAGAGAAAAGTTAGGAGAAGATTACATGTTTAATACTAAAGTTCCTTTTGCTTCAGTTCCAGATCGTGGTTTATATCTTCTTCAGTCTCATGGTATTCAATATACATTTAATGAAATGTTAGCTATTCAAACCCATGATGGTTTATATGATGAGGCAAATAAAAAATATTTAATGGCTTATATGCCCGAACAAAAACCACGTACCTCCCTTCCATTTATCGTACATCAGGCTGATTTTATGGCTGCTCGTATTGAATTTGAAAAAGAATGGTTACCAAAATTACAGGGTAACGTGGAAACCCAAAAGAAATCATTTACATTGGATAATAAAAAATCATCACCTGTTACCTCAGATAAAAAAGCTAAAGCTTTAAATACAGTAAAGAGTGAAGGTTTAAAAAATCTATTAGATAATTTATGATATTAACCATTATAATTCTTTCAGTATTGGTCGTAGTCTTAGGATTTACGACCTTTAACCTCTTACGTAAAAACGAAAAACAAGAAGATATCCTAGCAGGGTATATGTCTTACCTTAATAAAATATCAGATACTATTGAAGCATCCGATAAAAAATTAAAAGAAGTAGACTACAAAGGATCATTTAAATCCGATGATGAGGTAGGTTTTGTATTTGAACAAATCAAAAGTATTCAAACTATTTTGAATGCCTTTATCATTAAGGAAATTAAATAATGGAAACATTAGTAGTAAAAAAGAAAAAAGGGGTACAATACTTTACTCAAGAAACTGAAGATGCGATAGTATTATATAATAATACAGAAGATGTTAACATTAAAAGTAGACTTTATAAAGACAAAATTCATTACCCCTTTAAAAAATTAGCCGAAAATATTATTCATACTTTTAAATTTTATTATACCGAAGTTGAAAATATTGAGGATTTACAACATGAAGTTGAAGTTTTTCTTTTTACTAAAATGCATCTTTATGATCAAACAAAAGGCACAAAAGCTTATTCTTATTTTGGAACCATAGCAAAACGCTATTTGATTCTTTCAAATCAGAAAAACTATAAAAAACGTATTGATACTTTATCTATAGACATTTTAGAAGAAGATGAAAACTATTCTTATAATATCGAAGATACTTCTAATAACGAACGTTTATCTTTATTTATAGATAAATTTACTGAATATTGTACTGAAAATATATTTGAATTATTCCCTAAAGAATATGATGCTCAAATAGCTGATGCTATTTTAGAATTATTTCGTAAAAGAGAAAATCTAGACGTATTTAATAAGAAAGCTCTTTACATTTATATCCGTGAACAAGTTGATGCTAAAACCCCTAAAATCACAAAAATAGCAAATCAACTTTATAATATTTTTGAAAAAGGTTATATATTTTATTTAGAACACGGATATACAAGTTTTTGAGTTTCATATTTATAAGAAACTATTTGTATATTTATGTCACAATTTGATAACATAGTCTTTAAAAATAAAAAATTTTCTGATATTTTAGAGGAAATCTATAATAATCAACAGAAAAAAGACAAACAAGTAAATGCTCTAATATCAGAGCTAAAACCACTTATTTCAGATATTGGTGATGCTACTTTAGTTGTTCCTTTGATTAAGGAATATATGGAAATTAGCGTAAAAAATGATGATATTTTAATTAAAATGGCTGCGTTAGCTCAACGTGCTATGCAAACCCAAACAGCAGATGGTACTTTAACTATTTCTGATGAAGAAAAAGAACAATTACTTGCTGCTATGA